TTGGTGAAAGTGTATCTGTTGTATTTGGAGTTAATGTAACCCCATCGCTTGGAGCAGTCCAAGAAGTAAATAAATTACTATTTGTTTGGTAATTAGTTCTCTGTGGCTCTACCAATAAACTCGGACAGCTTCCGTTTGTATAGTCTATACGTGGAATGTTTAACCTTGTTGTAGTTGGAAAATATTCTGTTGCTGTTGGGAAGGCTTCTAACTGAGCAGCATATATAAAAACACCACTTGTTCCATTACCTAAATAAGGTTGAATAATTGGAAATCCCGTTGTATAAGAATCCTCTAAGATAAGAAACTGAGGTACATAAACAGTAATCGCGCTTGAAGTTGTTACTGTCAATCTATACCAATCATTATTTAATAATTCTATTGTACCAATTAATGAATTGGATGCTATTATAGTACCTGTATTTAAATTAAAAGCAACATAAATTCCTGTATTTCTATCAGCAACCGCAAACTTAAATCTTTCACCTTTTTTTACATATATAGAAGTAGTATAAACACTTGAAGGCAAAGTGATAAATGTTTGATAAATAGTATGTGTTGTATTAGTAGCGGACTCAACTAATTTAAAAGCATTGTTAACACCACTTGGAGAAGTAAACCCACTTGTTAAAGTTACATTATCTTTAGTCCAATCAGCATTAGTAAAATCATTACTATAAGTCAACAAATTTCTCGGAACTACTTCAATCAATCCCGAACTATTTACTCTCGTTGCTGTTGTAGCTCTTACCACATTCATATCACCTAACGTAGTGTTTGGAACTACTGAATAAAGTACGCTTTCTTTGTATGCGTTTGGTGTAACTACCAAAGACGCTTTTTCTAATAAACTCATTATATTTTATTTAAGTTTCTTAATGTTGTTTTTAAACAGCTTTCCGCTTCAAATATACCGCTATCAGCAGCAACTCGAGCCTTAAATAAATTGATTAACTCAACTACCAAGCTCGCTCCTAAATTTGTAGGCTTTCCTGTGCCTAAGCCTAAGCCTAACATTATACTCCTCTTATATAAGCGATAACCTTACCAGTCAAAGCCGTAATTGCCAAGTCTCCATAAACTACCATTCCAGCAACTAAGTCAATCGATGCCGATGCGTCTCCTCCACGTGTTGAAGTAATCGTAACCGTTGAGTCTTCCAAAGCCATAATGCTCGAGAATTTTTCTCCTTCAGCCGATGCTCCTGTTAATACTCTGAAACCGAAATCCCCGAACTCAGCCACTTGATAATCAAAATCTGTTCTAATATCTGCACTCATTTTTTTTATAATTTAATTGTTAATATACTTTTGTTAATGTGAAATTTTGTGATTGTATTGTATCTCCTGCGTTATTTGTTATCCATTCGGCCGTAATACTTAATGTATTTGTAACCGTAGTATTAAATACTGTATTACTAACCAATCCAAAGTTAATTCCTTCAAGTGCATTCGATGCGTTTTTATTATGTGTAAAAACTCCATTTGCGAACAGCTCAGCAGTTCCGGCCCCTCCAATTTTAGCGATTGTAAAATCCAAAACCAAATCAAAAAATTTATTCGTACAAGCTGGCAATGTATATTGTAAAGCATCTATAATTACAACTCCATTTGAACGTACTCGAAAATGAATTATTTGATTATTTGCACAACTTAATCTCCCGCACATTTTAGCCGCAAATGAATCACCGACTTTAAAAGCATTTGCCGGAACGCTTAAACTTCCAACTCCCGTTCCTATCATAGAAGCCTCTCCACTTGCAAAAACTACAGGAGTACTCAATGCAGTTTGGGCATAAAGTCCAACAGTTCCAACTGGTCCTGGAGGTCCTGGCTCGCCTTGCTCGCCTTGCGGTCCTTGAATTTGATTAATGTTTATAATATACTCGTTTGGCTCGGCTATAATTGTAACCTCCTCGAGTACCGTTTCTATATTTATGTCTATAATATCTCCCATTTTATCGTGTTATATCGTCTAAGACTGTAAAAATTCCATAAACCCAAGTGTTAACCTCATCGTCTGAAGTCGTAATTTGTATATCGTACTGATAATTGCACGCTTGTATGTCGATTATTTGCTCATCAATTGAAAATGTACCAAAAAAACCAGGATAAACCGTTATAGTTGGCTCGTAAGCAATCAATCCTCCTGGCTCTTTACGCAATTGCATTTTTATAATTGCATCGGTTAAATTTAAAGTTATACCGTTTTTATTTATTTGGAAGTTTACTTGTTTGAATGTATCCCCTCTTTTTGTCTGTAAGTTTAATGTCGATGCCATTTAAAAATAATTTTAATTTTTTTATATTTTCCTCAGTTCTTTTGTCTGTTTTTCTCATATTTTTAGTATGGTTTATCGAGCCACCATTTACCACATATTAAATTGGATCGCATCGGGTTTACAATATTTGTCGAACTACTTACATACTCTGGCAAATGATTTTGATACAACCAACGGAACATTCTGTCTCTGTACATTTCAGATTTTAAACGCATATTATTAACCAAGTAATCAACCTCCGTTTTGTCAACTGAAATCGAGTTCTCTGGTTGCGTTTTAAAGATACCATTATTATTTACTTTGTAAGCTCCGATTAATAGATACTCAACTGCAGCGGCTGCAATTAAAAAAGGTATAATGTAACCTTCGTATAATGTTAAATAATCTCCTGCTAAGTCATCGTTTTCAAAGTCTAAGCAAATTTTATTATATAACGTATCCCCTAATATTTCCTCGAGTCTTATTCTCTGAGCGTCTGCAATACAAGGGATATATAAATCAATATCTATATTTCCCCCCAAAAGGGTGTTTTTAGTTAACTCGTTTTCTTTTAAAAGTATAGTCGTTGCCATAATTTACATATCGTGTGGTGCAATGTACACCTTTGGGTTATTTGTTGGAGCTATTTCTCCCGCTTTTCTAACTTCTGCTGGAGTTGATGGTTGAGCAGTTGTATTTCCTGTATTACCAACTTTTCTGTACATTTCACGAATCCAATAATGCTTGCAAGTTCCAAAAGGAAACGCATCCGATAATAAACCCCCACCCTTCCATAAAAATATGTCGTAAGGTTGATCGGGATTTGGTGACATACCAAAACCTGGATTTACATTTTTTTGACTCATATCTTGTATATCTTCTTTACGATATAATTTTTTAGCATTAATCATTTTCTTACAAAATTCACGCTCTGGATTTTCATTTCCTGCATATCTATAACGAGTAATATATAATTCTGTATCTTGTTCTGATTTGCTTTTTGTTCGTGCTATTCCTGTTGATGCACTTGCTAATCCAACTTCCATTAATTTAGAACCAATATTATTTAAACGCTTAATCTCTGCGTCTAATTCCTCTTCTTTGTCGTAATCTACAGGCTCAGAACTTATAAGCTCCCATTCGTTCAAATCTATTTCTTCTCCAAATTCTTGAGTACTTAATTGAGTCAATGGAGCAGCTTGCGAACTAAATAATGATTGAGCAACATTTGAAGGAATATTTAGAAACTGAACTAAGAAAACAATCGCTTGCTCCGTTGTTAAAATACCTTCTTTAACTTTTGCAAAAATATCAATTGCAGAGGATATCTGAGCACCGTTATAAGAAACCGCTGCATCGTTTGCAATTGCATCCGTTCCAACTATTCCCTCAACTACATCCTCAGCTCTTAAGCTTTCGAATTGTAAATCTAAAGCTATTCCGTTAACGGCAAAGATTTCCATTAAACCATCTAAAATAATCTCTTGTTTTGGTTTAATTACATTTATCATTAACTCCTCAAATCCCACTTTTATTTCGTCAGCGTTTGAACTAAAACCCGTTGAGTCTTTTACACCTACCAACATCGGAGTAGTAAGTTTATGAGAAGTACAAAGTTGATTTTTAGACTCCAAACTCAAATAAGCATATTGCTCGTGAGCGTTTGAAACTTCCAAAGCCGAAATTGTAATCTCACTATCTTTGTTATCATTCCAATTTAAAAAGAACGCACCAGCATTTTGTGAACCCGTCAAATGGTTTCTAATTTGTCGTGTATTTTCTTGGATTGTTTCGGCACTTTCTTGAATACCACTATTCATATTTATAATGTGGCCAAAACTTAATCCCTTTTGAATGTGGTTAATAGAGTAGTTACTAATTTCCTCCTCCATTTTTGCCCAACTAATACCAGCAACGTATGAAGGATTGCTATAATAAAATTGCCCAACCTGATAATCTTTAATTATATAAATTTCGGAGCGTTCCTGTGTTCCTTCTCCAAATCCAAAAGCATCAAAACGCTCTGGCTTGTATTTATTTACATTTGCAAAATCATAACTATAATAATACCCCGTAATATCTCCTTCCTCATTCGCAACCTCTGGAGCGACTTTTTGCTTTGCAATATGGAAACATTTTTGTATTTTATTTTTTAAATATTTAACCTCAATCGCAGCCTCTCCAAACATTTCAAAATCCTTGCAGATTTTTCTCAAATCTTTTTTAGAAACTAAGGAAATTATCGCGGCCCATTCCGATGGTTTTGTGTTTCTGTCTTTTGAAGTCAAACCTTTACCATAAATAAACTGACTATAAGAGTCAATTATCGCCGAGTTAGTTGGTGATCCGTTATAAGCATCGATAATTGTTTGATAAAATTCGTTATTTTTACCATTCAATACCCATTTTTTACCAGATACCTCTTTAATTTCTGGTCTTATATAGTTCGATAAATTTATTATTTGTAATTTTTCCATAAAATTATACTTTTAGAACCCCTTTGTTAAGTTCAAAATTTTCTAAGTCAGTCTGAGCAGTCGCAAAAGCTTTGCCTCTATATATTAATTCGTCGTCTTCATTGATAACAACCTCAAAAGATTGCCCTTCTTTGAACACAATATCATTAAAAATTAAAATTAATATACCATTTTGATAATAAACACCTGTTACCTCGATTTCGTGAGTGATATCTTTAAGCTCATCACGTAAAAAAAACGTGATTACGCCACTATTATATCCCCTTGGAATGCATTTGAATTGGTACGGTGCTGTTAAATTAAATATCCACATATATATATAACGAATAAATAGTTTTTTGTAACAAAAAAAGCTCCACTAAGGAGCTTTTTTATCAATTTTTATGCAAAAATTTATGAAACTACGACATCACTTACTAAAGCGAATAACGCTGTTTTCATTGCAGAGTTTAAAAACGGAGATAAATTACCTTCCTCCGCTGTTATAGCCAACGTAAATCCGGTTAAATCACCTCCGGCTCCACCGCTCACTTTTGTACAGCTTGCCATCGTTCCGTTTGTAGCTCCTAAAAGTAAAATGTTACCGTTATAGTCTTCTACAAAAACGTAAGGTCTTGAAGCGCAAATCAATTGTACTTGACCTTGTAAATCAGATGATAATTTAGGAAGTGTAACCGCTACCGATTGAGCGTTTAAAAACGTTCCATTATCCTCTGAACTTGTACCCGTTTCAGTCAAAGCATTTGTAGTTGCTTTAACCTCATATTTAAACACCTCATCTAACGAACCTAAGCTCGTTACTTCGTGTGCAGCAACTACGAATCCGTAGTCTGCATAATTGGCAAAGTACAAATTTTTGTACCCTCCTCTTTGGTCCTTACAACCTAAAAGTTTTCCTTTGCTTATTAAACAACTCATTTGTTTTTTTTGTATTAAAAACCGCCCAAATTAATGAGCGGTTAAATTATTAATTAGTCTAAAAATAAGTAAACTATTTCAGATGGATTGTAATATCCAACTCCTACGTTGTAAACTACTTTACCTCTAACTTTACCAGTCAATAAACCGATTTCGTCTTCGTCAACCATTGCAACCTGATTGTGATCAGCAGTTAAACCTGTAGCGAATACTAAGTTTTTCTTTTCGTAGATAACAACAGAGTTAGCAGGTAAACCATTCAATACAGTCAACGTGTGTCTTCCGAATGCTAAAGCAAAATCAGTATTTCCGTTACCATAAGTAATTCCTTGAGTTGAAAGGTAGAAAGCGTAAGCTTGAGCAACGTCTGGAGATACAGCCAATACTAATTCTTTATTTCTCAAAGCAATTGGCACACCGTTTAAAGCAGGTTTCAAATATTTAGCTAATACGTTAGCCTCAGTTACAGCAGCATCAGCAGCGTAAGTGTTTACATCACCATCAGCAGCGAACAAAGTTAAGAAACCGTCAAAGTTTGTAGACGAAGTCCAAATGTCAGACTCTAATTTCTCACCGATAGCTCCCAAAACTTCAGCCTGGATAGCATCCATAATGTCAGATGGTGCAGTTGCATTCGCAGCTCCTCCGCCCATAATTCCATCAGACCAAGTCGCTCTGAAATCTTCTTTACAAACATCAAAATCATTTTTGAATTTGAAAGGCTCGATTGTATTTTCGTTTAAAACGATTGCACCAGCTGGAGCAAATCCGCAAGTGTATGCAGTTGTTCCGTCTGTGTAAGCGATTTTACGCAAAGACAATTTGTGGTTAACGTTTTCAGCGATTGTTACCGCTCCTTTTTCAATAGTGTCAATCGTTTTGAACGCTTGACCGATAATCATACCGGCATCTTTACCAGCATAGTTAGAACTTACAGTTGTAGTTGTAGCCATTTTTTAATTTAAATTTTTAAGGTTGTTTAATATTTTTTGATTACGTGTCAATTTCACGTTTTTGTTTGAAGTTTCAGCAACTTCCGGCTTTGCTTTTGTTGAAGCTTTTACCTCAACTTGAGTAGTTTTAACCTCAGCAATTTGAGCAGTTAATTCTGTTCTAATTGATTCGATTTGTTTCGCTACTTCGATACTCATAGAAGTCACAATCGATTTAACAAGTTCCTCGTTTGACATTTCAACCGCTTCCTCTGTTTCAGTTTCTGTAGTTTCTTCTTCCATTATTGCCTCTTTAATTTCAGCGATAACACCTTCCTCAACGATAACCAAAAGTCTACCGTCTTCCAATTCGTGATCTCCGATTGGTGCAGGTTGTTTGTCTCCGTTTTCGTTTACAATAAAAACAGCTTGACCAGCCTCGAAAGCCTCAGCTTCCAAAACGGTTACACCGTCTTTTAATTTCATCGTCTCCATTGCAATAGCAATTTCAACGGTTGCAACTTCCTCAGATAATTTTACCGAAGCAAAACCATCTTTAATTGCGTTAACAATTGATTCTAAATTCATATACTCACTTTTTAAATTTACTTTCTCCATATCAAAAACTCCATCAATTGAGAAGCCTTTGACCTTTCCTGTTTTAACGTAATCGTTCCAAATTTCGTCGTTATTAACTTTCATTAAACCAAACCAACTACCTACCGGCTCATTAAAACCATAGTGTACCGATTTATCGTGTACCTCATCCTCTTTAATCCAACTCTCAATGAATGTAACATCGTCAATTTGCACTCCCGAATGTTCAATCGTTGAATTGT